ACTGTTCCGGGCTTAGCAGCTTTCCCGCCAATATGTTTGATACGACAGGAACACTTGTAGCTAACGCATTTAAAAATGCTTGGACGAGCTGTGCCCTAACTGCACAATCAATTGAGAATATACTTATCAGTCTGGATACGAACGGTGCTTCTAACATCACTCTTAACATCAACGGCGGCACTAACGCATCTAAAACTACTTGGTCTACTGCTGCTAACACTGCCTACACCAACCTGATCAATAAGGGTTGGACGATCTCCTTTAACGCTTGATGATTATGGACAATACCTATTACGTTTGCCACGGACCTGATGCGGTTCACTACGTTGAATCTGATGGAGATTCAACAGTGACAAGCGGTCAACCAAACATCGAACAATTCGACAACGAACAAGAAGCCAAATCCCGTGCTGAAGAACTGGGCTATGAATTTACGGATGGTGGGCTTCTAAACCCAGCGTCCGAACTGAACTGAGAAGACCATTAAAATAGGATGAGAAACCAGTCGCCTCAGTGAACAGTGATCGAAATCTATGCTGCGATCCTGGGAGCATCCATTGGCATTGCGGGGATGTCAGTCTCAGGATTCAGTAGGCGCACAAGCGAAAGCCGTGAAGCGGTTATTCGCCTCACGGCTGGCGTTGAGTCCATCGCAACAAAGCTTGAAGATCTACACCAAGACATGAAAGCGGAAAAAGTTCAAGCTACGGCAGACCGCCGCGAAATCTACGAACGCCTTAACGACCACGGAAACCGCATCACCGTTCTGGAGTACAAAAGCCCACAAGGCTAGTATTAGACAAAGCCCTGAACTTCATGAACTTCGAGGAAATCCTTAGTCACCCCGCTTTCTGGGTTGTCGTTGCTGCTGCATCTGAGCTGATCGGCATGAGCAAGCTAAAGGACAACAGTATTATCCAGTTCCTGTTCACTGCAATCCGCAGCGTTAAGCCCGGAAAAAAGGGTTGATCCCTGCTGACGGACGCTGGATCGCCCTGTTCGACACCCGTTCTATGTGGAGCAAGGTCAACAGAGCTATCCAGCGGCGTAAGTTTTACGCAACGCTGCCCAAGAAACTAGACCAAGCTGAAGAGGACTGGCACGCAACCCAACCTACCGCAGTACCACCTCCGCAGCGCCTTAACGACCTGCACCTTCGCGCACCATGGCATGAGCCCAAACACCCCGGTTCACCTGAATGATCTATTCCGTTACTACCGGAAATTGCCGCATCAGAGTGCCGCGCTAGTAGAACTAGAGGCCGCAATTTTAAGTGTGCAGCCAGACATTTTGAACCGCGACCAGCCCTGGTACGGGACATGGATTTCGGCTGTAAACGACAAAAATTACGGCGCGGCGGTGGAGCTTATAAAAGAATTTGAAGGTTGTCATTTAACTTCATATTTGTGCCCTGCTGGCGTGCCAACTATCGGTTATGGAAACACCCGGTATCCCGAAGGCCAAAACGTAAAGCTAGGCGAACGGATTAGCCAGCAAAAGGCCGAAGAAATGTTGAACTTAGAGATACAACGCACCGCAGACATTCTTGAAGCCGACATACCGTTTTGGAAAAACATGAGTTCCAACCAAAAGTCAGCTCTAATCAGCTTTGCCTTCAACGTTGGAGCGTACTTCTACGGTTTGCCAGGCTTTAGAACAATTAGCCGCGTACTAAAAAACCACGAATGGAACCAAGTACCTGATGCTTTACTACTTTATCGAAACCCTGGTTCGCATTTTGAGGAAGGATTACGCCGCCGCCGGATAGAAGAAGGCCGCGTCTGGTCAACGCCGTAACTATGCCGGAGCTACCATGCAAGTAGCTGCAAGTCAAATAGGTTGTTGCAGTTTATTGTGCGGTGGTAGTGGACCACCAGATCGACGGGACCGAGTTGGTTCCCCGAAAGAAAGCCAAGGTGCGCTTTCGCGATCATATTCTGAAGCATTGGGACTACTGCTGCGCTTACTGTGCGGAGCCATTAAAAAAGAACGCAACGTTAGACCACGTAAAGCCAAAAGCATTAGGGGGTCAAACCGAACGAACAAATTTGGTGGCATGTTGCGCCAGATGTAACGGAAGTAAAAGCGCAACACAATGGCGTGAGTGGTACAGAGAACGTGACTACTGGAACGAAGCCCGCGAAGCCCGCATTTCCGAATGGATAGAGCAGTGAAGCACGTCGGCGATGGTACGTGCTTTTTGTTCGTTAGTCGTTTCTACGCACAAGCCACCGCCCGGCGTGCACACTACGAACCACTGTTCAGCTAACCTCCGAGTCTTGACCATAGCTTGGTCCGTTAGACGAATTGCGGTATATGCGTTCTAACTGATTTGCCACTGGGCTAGTGCCACCAATGGGCATTCCATCAAAAGGATCGTTAGCGATAAAAAGCAGTGGACCGTCCATCTCTTTAACGGCGAGCATACCAATGCGCGGACTACGCACCAATATGTAAAGAGCTGCACGCTCGACCCAATTTAAAAAGATGACTTTCATAGGTTCAGTGTAGGAAAAATGGCCTGGTACACCGTTGGAAAGCACTGCTTAAACACGGTTGCACAGCCAAAAGCGATCTGCCGGTGCTCTAGCTGTGTATCGTTATCAGCCCGCAACTGGATGTAATGCACCCAAGACCTTAGTGTTCCTTGCATGTAGAGGGTGGTAGGAGTACAGAGTGGCAGGATACGTCTAGCCGTCTCCTTGGCAACGCCCCGCTCCAGTAGGGTGTCATAAAACAGAAAGGCATCATCAATAATGCGACCAGCACCTGCCTGGAAGTCTTCCTGATGTTTTGGGTGTAGGTCACTAATACTGTTCTGGCGATTTTTAGTGTCTTGCCGTCTGAAGTAGGGTATCTCAGCGGGTTGTGTTTTGCTGTAGCGAGTGGAAAACTCTTGGAACGAAAATGACCGATGCCGCAGTATCTGAGCAGCAATATCCCTTTCAGTATGAATTTGAACGCACATATTGGCCATCTCAAAGGGTGACCAGTGTTTGTGCTTAACAAGGTATCTAAGAAGCCCTGGTCCGGTTTCCCAGTTGTCTTCATTGCTGGGGTTACTAACCCGTGCCATCCGCACGATCAGCTTTTCAGCGTCTGGGGTTGCCCAGACCAATTCAACATTGCTCATGAATAAAGCGCAGAAATCAAACGTTGTACCACACTTTTTTTAGCGTGGTAGTGCCTATCGCAATCGACGTGATCTTTGTCCACCGGAATCTCTATCGAATACAAAAACGTAGAACAGACCGTACATTTTCTAACCCGTGTCTTCGCCACTTCGTGTGACTTACGAGTGCTGATCATTTTTAAAGCACCACTACCGGAAGCACCGCAATTAGGGCACTCCACTATAAAGGCCCACAAGTACCGAGCTTCGCAAGCACATGAAGTTTTTTTAAGGCTTTATGGCACCTTTGCCTTACACGTTCTCTAGACATACCCAAGTCTTTTGAAACCTTTATGTAGGTCTGTGGTTCACCGCCATCAAAAGCAAAAACACGTTCCACGATGGTACGGTCCACGGGGCTTAGGGTCATCAATAACCTGTCCACGGTGTCACTGCAGAAAAGGTTGTCAAGCTTTTCCATGGGGTGCTCACCATCAGTAATAAGCTCAACCAAGGCATGTTCTTGAGAATCCAGCCCGGTTCTAGGCTTATCTAAGCTAAGACAGTCTTCACTACGTTCCAGGTACTCCCGCAACCTATTAGGGGTTGTAGCACAGTATTCTGCGCTTTCTTCTAGGGTGGGGGGTCTGCCATGTGACACCTCAAACTGGGGTGCCCACTGACGCAGTTTTGCCAGTATTTCCCCAGCATGGGACGGAATACGAATCATCCGGTCGTGGTAGCTCAAATAACGGCTAATGGACTGCCTTACCCACCAATAGACATATGTGGACAAGGCGTAGCCACGCTCTGGATCGAACTTTTTAATGCCGTGAGCAAGTCCGATGTTTCCTTCTTGCACAATGTCAAACATTTCTGTCCGCCTGGAACGTAATGTGTAACGTTTTGCAATAGAAACCACAAGCCTTAGGTTGCAGTTGATGAGCTTTTGATAAGCCCGCTTGCCTGTTTTTACTTCCCTTTCGGTGGGATTTTCAGATGTAACCCAAACTTGTACTTGCCGCGCCAGCAATATTTCCTGCTCTTTGTTCAAGAGCGGATACCGGACAATGTCCTTCAGATATTCACTAAAGCCGTCCATCAGTAAGAAACTTCCACAATGCTTGGTACGCAGCCCATGCTGTCTTCGAGGCTACGTGCCACTTGACAGGCTTTTTCAATAGTCACATAGGAGCAGGCGTCTTCTGCTTTATCTGTCAAGCGAATACCGTTGTTCTTAGGGAAGTTTGCATAATAAGCTGCAAGGTACATAACATGAGCCCCGTGTGTTGTCTTAAGTGCGTAGCGAGTCATTAGCTGGTAAGTGAATACTCAGGAAGAGTAGCACAGTACAAATCCTTTTACTCAGAATCTTCAGGAGCTTTACGTGACTTAATACGGCCTTCAACACGCTTACGAACAGACGCACGCCAAGCAGCTTCATCCTTAGCAACTGCCTCTTTGTACATTGCGGAAGGGTATTCTCGTTCCAATGCTTTATAGACCGCGTTACGGATCCAGGCAGTGGGACGTATGCTAGCCTTTTCAGCTAGGTCAAACAGCAATCTTGCCCTATTGGGATCAAGAAGTATTTGCATATATGTTTTATTTCCGTGCCGAATCGCCATCAAGTAGTAGCCCAGTAGATTTCAGTCTAGCATTGTGCTACCAAAGAAGCGCATCATCAACATGCTTACGCCAACCAGTCTGCTGATCCTTACGAGCTTTTGTACGTTGCTTACGGCAGCCCCGCCTTACTTCCCTAGCGCCTTCAAGAAAATTGGCTGCGCGGAGCAAATCTGCAGTACTGGCACGCGCTATTTCGTACTGCAAGAACTTCATAACTATCTGCCGCCCTGTTTCCGGTGGCATAGGCAGCATCCATCACTTCCGCAAGACTACGGTAACAACCTGTTTCCTGAGGGGTATGGAAGGACCATCCGTTAAGCGTTCGATAGATGCTGACCATGCTGCGCTACTTCCTAGTGAATTTCAGACCAACGCTTTCCTACAGAGGGTTCAGCTAGAGGCGGAATATCTCCCAACCACTTAGCTTCGGCGCTTTCCATTACTTGTTTTAGCTGGAGCGCCCAATGCTGTGCCTTATCTTCACGAACTAATAAGAGAATTTCATCGTGGATACAAGCTGCAATTTTTACTTCCTGTTCACCGGCTTCCAGAACCTTTGGCCAGAGGTTTCCTAGGGCGCATTTAAGGATGGCCGCACCAGCACCTTGGATTGGTGTATTACACCTTACCGTAAGGCGGTTCATGTCACCTGGCAAGAAACGCCGCATGTCAGAACCTGGAATACGAATTTCGGCCCATCTGTTACTTGCTGTCTTTGAAGCGTCTGCGGCATTCTGGTTTTGCCACTGTTTCACACCTGCATAAGTGCCCAGCCATTGGTTACGAATTGTTGCAGCAGCCTCAACTGTCATGGTGACACCAGAGCTAGCAGCGTAATTACGCAAACCCTTGGCGCCCGATCCATACAGCAAACCAAAATTGGCGCTTTTCGCGATCTGGCGAGTGCAGCCGATTGCCTCAGCGGTAACCGTATGAAGGTCTTCACCAGCCTGGAACGCTTTGGTCATCTTTTCATCCTGCGCCACTGCTGCAGCGAGTCGCAGTTCCATCTGACCAAAATCCGCGTCCACAAGCAGCCAACCATCAGGAGCCTCAACACATTGCCGAAACTCTGTATCACGGGGAATCTGCTGATTGTTGGGCTTAATGCAGGACATACGGCCTGTTTCCGATCCAAGCTGGAGGTAGCTGGCACGTACAAAGCCATCCGGGTCCATTTTTTCAAGCATCCCTTCAGCCATTTGACGACGCTTTTCACTTTTCTTCCATGCCAAATAGGTCTGTATGACATGGTGGTCCGCAGCGTAATCCTGAAGTGCTGCTTTACTAGCACTAGGCTTGCCTGTTTTACTGTCCCTTGGCACTGTCCCCAGAAGTGCTGTGAACTTTTCTAACAATTGCTTGGGACTACTTAGGTTGAAGCCTGCTTCTAGCTTGGTCCCACGACGAGCATCACCTGTAGCTTGCGGCCTGAGGTTAAACGCTTTTGGCGCCGTCTCAAGCTGTTCAATTTCCGCATACCACTTTTCGTAGTCTGAGTCGTCGTGCCCCATTTGCGTGACAAGGTCTCGAAGCTTTGAAAGTCTTTGAGGATTTGTTGCTTCTCTTGGCAGCTTGTGTTCCGCTGGAAGCGCATTATCAAATTCCCGTAGAAAGTCTTTACTGAGAGCAATAATATCGTATTGATAGTCAGCGCAAAGCTGCTTAAGACTGGAACGGTTCCAAGGAAGCCCGGTACGCCACATCTGGGCCATAGCGGGAAGTGCTCTGCACTCTAATGTGTAAGCCTCAGAAAGCCTTGCATTCTGTAACGCTGCTGTAAGTGGGTAATCCAGCTGCAGCAGCACCTCAACATCTTTAGCGGCATAGACCAACTGGTCTCGACTTAAGACTGGAACGCTCCAATCAGACCGCTGCTGTTCTTTATCGAGTTCAATTTTGAGGACACGCTTGGCCACATGGGCTAGTCCGTGTCTGAGGTTAGGCGTTCCATTGTGGTGGAGCTTACTGGCAAGCATGGTGCAACCAACCCGGCCACGCACATAGATGCCATGTTCTTGAAGCCAGCCAAGGTCAAACACGGCGTTGTGGGCTAACCAGTACCGCTCACCATTAGTGAAGAACAGACGGAGCTTTTGCCAGCCATCTGCATCCAGCTCAAAGCAGTCAATGATGACGATGGTTTTACTGACGTCGCAGCCCAGCTGGATCAAGCGAAGTTTGCCTATTTCAGGCTGTAGCTGGAGCGTTTCCGTATCGAAGGCGATAGAAATGGATGTCGAGATCTTGTGCAG